CGCAACAATTCTCGCGAAAAACCCAAACTTCTACCGTGAAATTGGCAGAAAGGGCGGATCGAGGTCAAGAGGCAATAAAACGGGTTTTGCACTCAATCGGGAGGCAGCTCGGATTTGCGGCCGAATCAGCAAACGCCGACCTAAGCAGGATGACGAGCTAGCTGAATTTGAAAAAACCGCACCGTACGGCAGATGTAGCATGTGCAATTTGGCACTCATTAAATCTGACGCTGAGCGAAAAGACTATCCAGACATGCACGAAAACTGTATGTATGGGAGGTTTGGAGATTGAAAATGGAAGTGGAATGGACTGTATACGAAATCAGTTTTGGCGGTAAGAAATTGAACCTGGAAGACATTAAGGAATCAACTTTGACGATAGAGTATCCAAATGACTAAAAAAGCACTTCGCAAGAAACAACGCCGCAAGCGCAAGAAACTGGAGGTTACGTAATGTCTCTGATGAATTGCACATTCACCGTTCGCTGGAGCGACGAGAAAAACAAGCCGCACGCGAAAACCTACGCTACCGAAGATGATGCTAAGCGAGCTAAAAAATGGCTGCTGGAGCACGGCGTTCGGAGCGTAGACATCGCGGTCAAGATAAATAATAAGCCAGCTGGCAGTCTGAAGGACGACAATCCGTCTGAGTCTGCGGCTGAGCAGAAAGGATTTTGGTGGCAAGAATAACATGGAAACTTTTGGAGCAGCAATTACAATAATCCACTTAGTAATAACGGCTATTATAAGCTTGTTTGGCTGGAGGCTGATAGGTAAACCGCGAAAGCCGATGGACGACAGTGGTTATACACTTCAGGTTATTTATAACATCCTAGTTGCGGCAGTTCTGGTGTTTGCATATTTGAAAGGGTAAACGTCGCTTACCAATGACCTGCCACACGTCAATAAACTGGGCAAACAGGTACAATTTGTACCCAGTAGAAACCATATTAGACAAGTGTCGAAATTGGTTTAGAACATTAACAATTCGACCGTAGAACTGGCAGCATAATCTGAGGAATAAAGCTGGGTTCCCGAACGGGAGTAAGCCGAAAGGTGAGAAATCCTTTGCTCTGTAATTATGCTGTCAACTGGACAGATGACCATTTTGCCCACCCGGGTCATCTGTCTAATAGGCGACATCAACCTTAAAATAATTAACTAATGATATACACTCACTTGGTGTCGCCTTGCCCCCAGTTCTGCGGTCGAGGAAAAGGAACGAAATGAAAATTAGTCCGAAGTTTATGAAGAACGCTAACCCGCAAGACGTAGTGATTGTCTTAGGTGTATATGTACTGATAATTTCAATAATTGTCTTTTTGCACTGGGCTGCTGTTTGGGCAGATCAAATGTCAGAGCGAGAGGCTCAGTACACGAATACTAAAGCTCGCTGTAAGACAGTTGGTGGCGAAATGGGCTATTCGAAATGCTACAAGGGTGGAAAGGAAATCTAAATGAAAATCATAGCAGAAAATCCAGCTGAAGAAGCCTTATTGTGGCGTATTAAAGCCTTAAGCGACGAGTTGGTCAATCAAGATAATCGATCCACTAGTATGCCGGTGTGGACAATCCTAGATAATAACAAAGCTGGCAAAGACTATGGCGCGGTTATGTACTTTACTGGCAAAGCCGCCGAGCAGCACATCAACGAGAATGACCATCATTACAAGAAACCAATGATATGTGTTCGCAGCGCTCACGACAATCGAGAACTAAAAGACGTTATTCACTTGCTTATCCTAGCTGGTGGTAATGAAATACCAAATAATCATTATGGATTTTTGAGGGATGCGGGATATTAAGTTCAGGGTCTGGGACAACCTAGAAAAGGCTTATCTTAACGAAGAAGATGTGGCTATAGACAATCGAGGTAATGTATTTATCTTCGATATATACGACAAGAATGACTCTGACTTGTGGTATACACGGCTGCTACCAGACTCAGACAACAAGCGGTATATTATCGAGCAAGATACAGGATTAAAAGACAGAAACGGTACGAAAATCAACGAAGGCGACGTTCTCGTAGATGACGCAGGCGAGCCTATTGAATACTGGACTGTCAAGCTTTCAGAGGGCGCCTTTGTAGGAGAATGCGCAGGCGTAACTGAGGCTCTCTTTGAATTAACACAACTAGAAGTCGCTGGTAATATTCACGAAAACTCTGAATTAGTGGAGGAAAAATGAGATTATATAAACTACTAAAAGATTTACCTACCGTTAAAGCTGGGGCAATCTTCAAAGAGAAAATTAAAATCGATGGCACAAGAGTTTTGAAAACGTGTGAATCAGGCCATAGACATTCAATTCTTGTTAGAGAAATCGATAATTTTGACGAGTGGTTCGAACCAACAGACAGTATCAATTGGAAGCTTAAATGGGGTGATACATATTGGTACATTGACTATTGGGGCAAGGTTAGCTGCCGCAATTACACGGACGCTGTCATTGACAGATTGAATATTGACAATGGTAATGCTTATCACACCGAAGAAGAATGTAAAGAAGCTCATGAACGTAAACTGGCTGAAGTCAGACTGCGAAAAACGTCAACGTTTGAGCCAGACTTTGAGGGTAAAAATGGCGGCTGGGTTGTGGGGTACAATTATCACCTTGAAGAGTTGGTTTATGCGGATGCTGGCTATGTTAATTATGGCGAACCAGTACGCTACGCAACAGAGGAAGACGCTAAAAGGTCTATTAAAGAAAATCGAGCAGATTGGTTAGCTTATTTTGGAATTAAGGAGTGGAAATAATGCCTAACATCGCAAATATAGAAAATCCAACCGAGGATCAAGAACAAGAAGCATTTGTACAGTGGCTGCGGCTGAAAGGTTATCCACATTTTCGTGTGCCGAATGAAACCTACACCCGAAGTTGGAGCCAGAAAGCGAAAAATAAGAAACTCGGCGTGAGTTCTGGCGTGCCTGACTTGGCCGTAGTCGTGCCGGATGTCCGGTATGGATACGGCGACAATGTGCCTCGAGAGGATCTATCATCATATACCAATACATACGCAAATCGTTTGGTATTCATCGAAATGAAACGCAAGAAAGGAGGCGTAACGTCGGCAAACCAAAAGAAGTGGATTAAAACGCTCAATGAGGCTGGTATTCAGGCTGTTGTTTGTAAGGGCTGTGATGCGGCGATTGAGTTTATTGAGTCAATAACTTGAGAGGTTTATGACTGAAGTGGAACGCTTGACTGCTTGATAAAACAGTCAAAGCATTTTATAGCTAGGCGCTGGTGAGATTGAACGGTTGGGAGGCCGCGATTGCCAGCGCCTAATCTGTATATTTCAGAGGTAGAGGAGGGACAACAAACATGGTCAAATGGCTAAAAATCGACAGACAAGACAAGACAAGGCGACGCCGTCAAGAGATCGGGCAGGTCGCCATTTATTATATTTCAAAACAAGCAATTATTATTGGCGACGAGCGAAAATGCAAGCCATTGTCGCACTACATTCTTTTGCAGTCTTGGCAAGACCGAAACAAGAAACCATACCAAAATATGCTGCGTAAGCTACAAAGCACTAAAGACTTGACTCTCATGCAAGCACAGCTCATCGCAAATAGCTACGGTGTACACATCTCAGCCGTTTCCAAGCAGTCAATACCAAAGGAACTACGCGTCAATCTCTAGAATTATAATCATGAAAGATGACTTCAAATCATGCCCTAAATGCGGTCGAAAGTATAAGCGACAAGACAACTACGATATCCACGTAGCTGGCTGTAATCGTACATCGCCGTCAACTCATGGCGGTGCTAGGAAGGGCAGCGGCGGAGTCAAGGGCAAAAAGACTCAAAAGGTTCTCGACCGGATGAAAGAGAAGCAGAGGATTTTAGACCGAATCACCAGAAACGCTGACAAGCTGTATGAAGCACAGTTCCGACTGGCGACAGGCGTGCAGCTGCTGTTCGTTATAAAGACCGACCGCAAAGGCAACCGACTACCGGCTGAGCAAGTTACTGACCCTGAGACTATTGCGGCATTTCTCGATGGCGAGCTGGACGGCGTGGACGACGAGTATTATTTCATTGCTACGCAGAAGCCAGACAACAAAGCTATTAAGGACATGCTCGATCGAGCATTTGGCAAGCCAGTTGATCATGTTGATTTGTCTGTCGATGTTCGCGAGAAGCAACCACCAAAGATCGTCTCGACTATCAAGCCGCGCAAAACGAAAGGCGAATAGCTCATGTCGCTAGAATTAAAGCCGAAGCAGCAAAGCGTTGTCGATATTATTAATGACTGTCCCGAAGTCGATACTATTTATTTGATTGGTGCGGTAGGCACTGGCAAGACAGATATCGCGGCGAGTATCGGCATCGATATTTGTGACACATTTGAGAAGACATACTGGACGGTTTTTCGCAAGAATATTAGCACGGCGAAGCGGTCGGTGATTCCGTCGTATCTGACGATGCTTGATCGCAAAAACTTCAAAGAGGGCGAGGACTACACATACAACGGCCAAGATTATGAAATTAAGTTCCCAAACGGCTCAAAGATCGGTTTTGTGGAGGCGGACGAGACGAAAGACAGGAACGGGCAGAAGATTAAAGGTATCAACGCCAGTGCTAGTCATATTGACGAGGCTGACGAATTGTCGCTGACGATGTTTACCACAGCTAGATCCCGTAAAGGCCGCCGCAACACCAACGGGCAGCCTAGCATTGCCATTATCACCCTAAACCCAAATGATGTTGAGCATATTAAAGAAGTCTATATGCGTTGGAAATACGGCGGGAATGGCAAATATGAGCCGCTGCCGTCAAATATTCGTGTGGTCGAGTTTGATTTGTCTGATTCATGGCAAATGCAATCAGACATTGACGCTATGATGACCAACCCGACATGGTGGGTGGAGCGGTACCTCAAAAATAACTGGGAATACCAGGACGAGAGCAAGACGATATTCCGATCAAGCATATTTGCTAAGGCAATTGTGAGCAGCTATAAGCCAGGACGCAAAACGACCGGCTACGACGTGGCACGTGATGGCGTTGACCGTAGCGTGGCGGCAGATTGGGAGAACCTGACACTGATTGATGGCAGCATCACGAAAGATTCAAGCGAGCAAATGGAAACAGGCAAGCAGGCAGAGTGGCTGATTGATCATTCAGATAACTTCGCGATTGGCTACGAGAATATTGCTATTGACGGTGTGGGCGTTGGTGTTGGTGTTATTGATGGCGGCAAAGACCGCGGCGCTGAGTTCGCGGTGTTTAAGTCTGGCTTTGCACCTGACCCATTCCTGACATTTGGCGGCGAGCCAAAGAGCCGAGAGGACGCTGAGCGTTCACAGGAGCTGATGGCGTTTAATAATTTACGTTCACAGGTGGCATACATGCTGGCAATGGGGCTAGATAGCGGCAAGGTCAAAATCCTCGAGAGCTTTCCTTTCCTCAATGAGTTCATTAAAGAGGCGCAGATGCACCACCACGAATACAAAGACAAGGTGTTTGTGTTGGAATCCAAGGAATCAATCAAGAAACGGCTCGGCAAATCGCCTGACATATTTGACTCTGTACTGATGGGCTTTTGGCTGCAGTTGCGGCATGAAGTGGTGATGGAGTGGGGCGGGATTATGTAATCCGTATATTTACAGTTAGAGGACTATATGAAATTGAAAGACTTTTTGCGCAAATTAAAGTTTCAAAAGCCAGACAGGGATACTGTCATTGAGGCGTGGATAGGACTGCTGATGTTCGTTGGCGTGCCATTTTGTATTTGGCTATATTACGGCGGCAAGGTCGCCACAGTGGTATTTGTCGGCGTACAGCTGATATTTTGGTCGGTTTATTTATATAGGAGCAACAAGTAGATGGGAATTATTAAAACAGCCATGGGATTAAGAGGTGAGCGACGTGTGAGTGGCGTTGACCCTACTTTTCAAAGATTATCAATGTTTGACCACTACCGTGCCAGCAGTTACGCGACAGCTTATCCTAATATTCGAACGGTTGCCAATAAATACATGACAGTGCGACCGTTTGCTATTGACGGCAACGGCAAGCAGGTGTCACACGAAGTCATTAACGCGTTATACCACCCGAATAAATCTGACAGTTCGGTGGCATTTGCTGAAAAGATAGCCGTTTCGACATTGTCTCTACGGAAGACGTACATTTTGGTTTGGAGTAACTATGGCGGAGCAGCAAAACCTGGCGGTGATTTTATGGGGCAGGGCGGCAAGAATATTGCTGGTTTCACGTTCTTGGAGTTTCCGCGGGTTGAACGAGTTGGCGACAAGACAACATACACAGTCGGTACACAGACATTTACTGAAGATGAAGTGCTGGTATTGCCTGGTGGTGTCGATCCAAACGACCTGTATGCTGGGTATTCGCCATCTGAAGCGTCACGTCGCTGGGCGACGCTCGATGATTACATCGCTGATTTCCAGGCTCTGCAGTTCCTGGGCGCT